CCAAGCTGGGCACAGAGCAGTTGAAGAGTTAATTAAGATAGCTAGAGAACCTATTGTAGACTCAGAAGATGATATATCAGCAGATAGATTAAAGAACGCAGCAGCGACAAAGAAATTAGCTATTTTCGATGCATTTGAAATATTAACTCGCATCGAGAATGAAAAAGAAATGTTAGAGGATAAACCTAAAGAAGTAAAAAAGGAAGAAAAAGCTTTTAAAGGTTTTGCAGAAGGGAGAAGTAAGTGATGTACGAACAAACATTATATAAAGTACTAAAAGATTATATCAACCCTAAGATACTTAAGAAAAATAATAGGTATAAAAAATGGGAGTATGGGTATAATAAAGAATATGATTTAGTTATAATCAGCAGAGACGGAACTATTGGAGACATCTACGAAATACAAGATCTCAAGATTGCTATACCAGCAGTCTCTGAATGCTTTAAACGAAGCGAAGATAAAAAGGAACAATACTGGGAAAAACAAGAATACCCAAAAGAACTAGCTAAAATAAAAAGTGTCTTTGACTGGGAAGAGTACCCTACAGATTTTAAAGAAAAATGGTATGACTATATCGATAAAGAATTTGAACGTCGTGAGAAAGGTTACTTTTATTATAACAAGGGTGTTCCTAATTATATCACTGGGACTCACTACATGTATTTGCAATGGTCAAAAATCGACGTGGGTGCTGCCGACTACAGGGAATCGAATAAGTTATTTTTCTACTTCTGGGAAGCATGTAAAGCTGATAGCAGATGTTATGGGATGTGCTATCTTAAAAACAGACGATCTGGGTTTTCGTTCATGGCTTCAGCAGAGCTCGTTAACGCCGCCACAATGTCGTCAGATTCAAGATTTGGGATCTTATCAAAAACTGGGGCTGATGCCAAGAAGATGTTTACGGATAAAGTCGTACCCATATCTCTTAACTATCCGTTTTTCTTCAAGCCGATCCAAGATGGTATGGATCGTCCTAAAACAGAGCTCGCCTACAGGGTACCAGCTTCTAAACTAACTAGAAGAAAACTTGATGATAATGTCAAATTATCAGATATTGTTGGTCTTGATACAACTATTGATTGGAAGAATACAGGTGACAACTCTTATGATGGTGAAAAGCTAAAGATGCTAGCACACGATGAAAGTGGTAAATGGGAGCGACCTGATAATATATTAAATAACTGGAGAGTTACAAAAACTACACTAAGATTAGGTAGTAGAATTATTGGTAAGTGTATGATGGGATCAACATCAAACGCTTTAGACAAAGGTGGAAACAATTTTAAGAAATTATATTATGATTCAAGCGTTACGAGAAGAAATAAGAATGGTCAAACAAGCTCGGGACTCTATAGTTTATTCATCCCTATGGAATGGTCCTACGAAGGATACATTGATACTTATGGACTACCTGTCTTCGATACGCCAAAAACTGAAGTCACTGGAATCGATGGAGCAGCAATTGACCTCGGAGTTATCGAACACTGGGAAAACGAAGTTGAAGGACTCAAACAAGACCAAGACGGATTAAACGAATTTTACAGGCAGTTTCCTCGTACTGAGAAACATGCTTTCAGAGATGAAACAAAAGAATCTTTATTTAACTTAGTGAAGATATACGAACAGATAGACTACAATGAAGAAGTTTGTAATATAGCTTCTGTTACTCGAGGTAGTTTTCAGTGGCAAAATGGAGTTAAGGATACTAAAGTGATATTTTATCCTAATAAAGATGGTAGGTTTTTAATATCTTGGGTTCCACCTAAAAATCTTCAAAACCGAGTGATTATAAAAAATGGAACTAAATACCCTGGCAATGAACATGTTGGAGCGTTTGGTTGTGATAGTTACGATATATCAGGAACTGTAGATGGTAAAGGTTCTAATGGGGCTTTACACGGTCTTACTAAATTTAGTATGGAAGATGCTCCACCAAATCATTTTTTTTTAGAATATATATCAAGACCACAGACTGCTGAAATATTTTTTGAGGACGTTCTTATGGCTTTAGTATTTTATGGTATGCCTATACTTTGTGAAAATAACAAGCCAAGACTTTTGTACTATTTAAAGCGTAGAGGTTATAGAGGTTTTAGTATGAATCGTCCTGATAAAATTTGGAACAAATTGTCTACAACAGAAAAAGAGATAGGTGGAATACCTAACTCTAGCGAGGATATAAAGCAAGCACACGCAGCAGCAATAGAAACATATATAGAAGAACACGTTGGCATTCAAGGTGAGGAATTTGGTGATATGTACATGCAGTTAACTTTAGAAGACTGGGCTCGCTTTAATATAAATAATAGAACTAAACATGATGCGTCTATAAGTTCAGGTTTGGCTATTATGGCTTGTAATAAGAATAAATACAAACCTAATCAAGAAAAGAAATTAAAGCCAATTGATTTAGGCATAAAAAGATACGATAACAAAGGAAGTGTTTCCAAAATAATAAAATAAATATATGCAAATTTACACTAACAACAATAGCTCTTTTCCAAGTCAGGTGGTACCTGATGCAGAGAAAGCTACTTTAGAATATGGTTTAGCTGTCGGTAGAGCTATTGAAGGAGAATGGTTTAGGAATTATAGAAGTGCATATAATACTCCGGGTTACGCTGTGAATTTCAATCAATACCATAACTTAAGATTATATGCTAGAGGTGAACAACCTGTTCAAAAATACAAAGATGAATTAGCTATAAATGGAGATTTATCTTATTTAAATCTAGATTGGAAACCTGTTCCTGTTATATCTAAATTTGTTGATATTGTTGTTAATGGAATATCACAAAGAAATTTTGAAATAAATGCTTTTGCTCAAGACCCAGTTTGTTCAAGGTCAAGAACCGAATATGCTACAGCTTTGTTAACAGATATTAATGCTAAGAAATTTTTACAAACAGCACAGCAAACACTAGGTATAAACGCTTTTAATTCTCCAAATCCTGAAACTGCTCCACAAGACGAACAAGAACTAGAGATACATCTTCAGATGGATTTTAAACAAAGTGTTGAAGTAGCGGAAGAAGAAGTTATAAACCAAGTTTTAGATAAAAATAAATACGATCTAACTAGAAGAAGGTTTAATTATGATTTAACAGTTTTAGGTATTGGTGCTGTAAAAACAAATTGGAACAAAGCAGAGGGTATAACTGTAGACTACGTAGATCCAGCTTGCTTAGTTTATTCTTATACTGAAGATCCTAATTTTGAAGATATATATTACGCTGGAGAAGTCAAGTCTGTAGCTTTAGCAGATTTAAAAACGCAGTTTCCTGATCTCACAGACGAAGAAATGGAAACTATACAACAATATCCAGGAAACGCAGAGTATTTAAGAAACTGGAGCGGTAGATCAGATGATTTAACTGTGCAAGTTCTTTATTTTGAATATAAAACATATAGCGACCAAGTCTTTAAAATAAAAAAGAATTCTTTCGGATTAGAAAAAGCATTAGAAAAACCTGATTTTTTCAATCCACCTGAAAGTGATAACTTTGAAAGAGTGTCTAGAACTATTGAAACTTTATATAGTGGAGCTAAAATACTAGGTCACCCTATGATGATGAGCTGGGGTTTATCAGAACACATGACTAGACCCACCGCTGACACTGTTAAAGTAAAAATGAATTATAATATATGCGCCCCTAGAATGTATAAAGGGCGTATAGAATCTTTAGTTTCTCGTATAACAGGTTTTGCTGATATGATACAACTAACTCATTTAAAAATTCAGCAAGTACTAGCTAGAGTAGTTCCAGATGGTGTATACTTAGACATGGATGGTTTAGCTGAAGTAGATTTAGGAAACGGAACTAATTACAATCCTGCTGAAGCATTAAACATGTATTTTCAAACTGGTAGTGTAGTAGGTAGATCTTTAACTCAAGACGGCGATGTTAATAGAGGTAAAATACCAGTGCAAGAATTACAGACTGGTTCAGGCGGTGGTAAAATACAATCTTTAATACAGACTTATCAATACTATTTGCAAATGATAAGAGACGTAACCGGTTTAAATGAAGCTAGGGATGGAAGTACTCCAGACAAAAACTCTTTAGTTGGTTTACAAAAAATGGCAGCAGCTAATTCAAATACAGCTACAAGACATATATTACAAGCAAGTATGTACCTTACCCTTAGAACATGTGAGAATATATCTCTTAGGGTAGCTGATTCATTAGCTTTTCCTTTTACTAAACAAGCTTTAAGAAATAGTATATCAGCTTTTAATGTTGGAACTTTAGATGAGTTAACGAAAATAAATATACATGATTTTGGTATATTTTTACAGCTAGAACCAGACGACGAGGAAAAAGCTAAACTAGAAGAGAATATACAAGTAGCATTAAAATCTGGACAGATATATTTAGAAGACGCTATAGACATACGTGAAGTTAGAAACATTCAATTAGCTAATCAGTTTTTAAAATATAGAAGAAAGAAGAAACAAGAAGCTGATCAAAAAGCTCAACAAGCTAATATTCAAGCTCAAGCTCAAGCAAATGCAGAAACAGCTGAAAAAGCTGCTTTAGCTGAAGTTCAGAAACAGCAAGCATTAGCTCAAACTCAACTTCAAATTGAACAAGGCAAGTCACAGTTTGAAATAAAAAGAATGCAAACTGAACTGCAAATGAAAAAAGAATTAGCAATGCAAAAGTTTGAGTTTGATATGAAACTAGCTCAAGTAGATGTACAAAAAGAACAAGCTAGAGAGCAAAGTATTGAAGATAGAAAAGATAAAAGAACTAAGATACAAGCTACTCAACAAAGCAAGATGATAGACCAAAGACAAAATGATTTATTACCTACAGATTTTGAATCTGACCAAAACAGTGGAGAAGTTGATTTAAACAATTTACAAATCACCTAATCCTTACATTAACTATTATATTATATTATGTCAAAAACAAAACAAGAAGAGGAGGCTAAACCTCTTAAAATTAAAAAACCAACGCTTAAAAAACACGAAGACAAACTTCACAAAGTAACAATTAACGAAAAACCTAAAGAAAATGCCGTTCAAGAGCAAAGCACAACAAAGGTGGATGTACAAGTTCATGCCGAAGATGGCAAAAAAGTGGAGCCAGATGTATCAAAGCAAGAACTTACCGGAGAAAGTATCAAAGAAGTAAAATCTCCTATAACTGAAATAAAAGCGAAAAATACGCTAGACGACAAACCAGAACTAAAAGCACCTGTAGAGAAAAAGGTTGTAATGCCTGAAAATATAGAGAAGTTAGTAAACTTCATGAGAGATACTGGTGGAAGTATAGAAGATTATACTAGGTTAAATAGAGATTATTCTCAGTTAGATGAGTCTAATTTATTAAAAGAATATTATAAAAATACTAAACCTCATTTAGATCAAGAAGAAATAGAATTTATAATGGAAGATAAATTTTATTACGACGAAGAGATGGATGAAGAACGCGAGGTAAAGAAAAAGAAACTTGCTAAAAAAGAAGAAATTGCAAAAGCTAAAAGCTTTTTGGAGGAAACAAAGAGAAAATATTACGATGAAATCAAGTTGAAATCAAACGTAACTCAAGAACAAAAAAAAGCAATGGAGTTTTTCAATAAATACAACGAGGACCAAAAAATAGCTAGTAAGAGACGAGATATATTTAACAATAAAACTAAAGAGCTTTTTTCCGATAAATTCAAAGGTTTTGAATTTAACATTGGAGATAAACAATTTAACTATAATGTTCAAAATGTAGAAACTGTCGCTGAAGATCAAGCAAGCTTAACAACGTTTATTAAGAAGTTCTTAAATAAAGACGGAGAAATAGCAGATGCTAAAGCTTATCATAAAGCTATTTACGCCGCGAAAAATGTAGATACTATAGCTAATCATTTTTATGAGCAAGGTAAAGCCGACGCCGTTAAAGATGTTATGGCAAAATCTAAAAACATAAACGCAGAACCAAGATCACAAAGTGGTGGTGATGTATTTATAAACGGATTAAAAGTAAAAGCAATAAGTGGGGATAATGGTACTAAGTTAAAATTTAAAAGTAAAAAATAAAAACTAAAACTAAAAATTATGAGTTTTGTAACTGGTGGGAGTTTTCCCGCTTCATTAGTCCCTGCGCAAAACAGGATGGCTTTACAATCAAACTACTTAACGTTTGATGGTGGTGCTGGAGGAAACTTCGCACAACAATATTTACCAGAGCTTTACGAAGCAGAGGTAGAAAGATACGGAAACCGAACTATTGGTGGTTTCTTGAGAATGGTAGGTGCAGAAATGCCTATGACTTCTGATCAAGTTATTTGGTCTGAACAAAATAGACTTCACGTTGCTTATAAAGGTGTAACTTCTGCTCTTGTTGGTGGTGGTAATACTACTGATATAACTGTAACTTTGAATATTACAGCTGCTGAAAACCCAAGTTTAAACGGTGCTGTAAGACAAGGTCAAACTATCTTACTATCAGATGTTGCTACAGGTTTAGTTACAGCTAAAGCTTTAGTTCAAACTGTAACTAGTACAGGTGGTGGTATAACAAACGATATACTTACTTGTTCATTATATGAAACAACTGCTGCTGCTTTTCCAGCTGGATTATTAGGTACTGCTGCATGTAACGTATTTGTATACGGTTCTGAATTTGGAAAAGGAATGGTTGGAATGGAAGGTTCTATTGAGCCAAATTTCACTCAATACCACAACTCTCCATTAATTCTTAAAGATAACTTCAAAATCAGTGGATCTGATGCTGCTCAAATTGGTTGGGTTGAAGTTTCAACTGAAGATGGTCAATCAGGATATTTATGGTATTTAAAGTCTGAATCTGAAACAAGATTGAGATTTGAAGATTACTTAGAAATGGCTATGATTGAAGGTGAATTAATGACTAATGCTGGCGTTAATTTTCAATATGGACCAGCTGGTGGTGGTAGTGATATCAAAGGTACTGAAGGTTTATTCGCTGCTATTGAAGCAAGAGGTAATGTATACTCTGGTTTTGCTGGAGCTGCTGCTCCTGGTTCAGGTGCTTTAGGTGATTTCGATGAAATCCTTAAAAACTTAGACAAGCAAGGTGCTATTGAAGAAAACATGTTATTCTTATCTAGATCTACTGCTCTTGATTTTGACGATATGATTGCTGCTGTTAACGGTGGATTTGCTTCTACTCAAGCTGCTTCTTACGGTCTTTTTGAGAACGATGGAGATATGGCATTAAACTTTGGTTTTTCTGGTTTCAGAAGAGGTTCTTATGACTTCTACAAAACTGACTGGAAATATCTAAATGATGCTTCTTTAAGAGGATTAGATAAAGAAATAGACGGTGTATTAGTTCCTGCTGGAACAACTACAGTATATGACCAAATGTTAGGATCAAATATTAGAAGACCTTTCTTACACGTAAGATATAGAGCTTCTGAAACTGAAGACAGAAGAATGAAGTCTTGGGTAACTGGTTCTGTAGGCGGCGCGTATACTGACACTTTAGATGCGATGACTGTAAGTTTCTTATCTGAAAGATGTTTAGTAACTCAAGCTGCTAATAACTTCGTGTTATTCAAAGGAGCTTAATAATTATAAACATTTAAAAATATAGAAATTATGGGTTTATTAAAAATGTCAAACGCAGCAACTGGAAAAGTAGTTAGCTGTGACAACGTTATAGATATAGTATCTGGATCAAGTGGTTCTGGTGCTACAGAAGTTATAACAATAGATATATCTTACGGTGTATCAGTAAGTATGGATGATGGCGCAGGATCTAAGTCTGCTTTATTAAAAGCTGCTATCACTTATGCTGCTCCTGGTGCTAGTAATGAGTATACATCTACTGAAGCTCAGGTGGAAGAGGCATGGCTTAAAGCTATTGCTAACCTATCTGGCGCTACAGGAAGTATGATCGAAGCTCCACAGCTTGGTGTAAAAGTAACGGCAACAGGTGCTGCTTTAGCAAACTCTGTTCCTACTTTGGTTATCAAACATGGTGCTGAATTAGCATAAACAATTGCAATAAGATCCCGCTTCGGCGGGGTCTTTTTAATTATTATATTATATTATATTATGGAAACAAAAGAAAAGAAATCTTCTAAAGTAGTAGACGCTTGGGAGTATAAAGATAGAAATTATTATTTATTAGGAAACAAAGAACCTTTAACGTATACTTTACCAAGTAGACATTCAAAGAGATATCCTTTAGTTTGGTTTGATGAAGAACTAGGATATGAAAGAGAGCTTAGATATGCTACTAATCAACAAAGCGTTTTTGTAGATGAGCAAAAAGGCAACGTAACTCTTAAGCATATTGTATTTGAAAAAGGTCATTTATTAGTACCTAAAGAAAAAAGAAATCTTCAACAATTTTTAGCAAAACACCCACACTCTAATTTAATATTTAAAGAGCATGATGAGGTTGTTGTAGCTGAAGATGAGTTTGACTATTTAGAAATGGAGATAGCAGCCATGAACTTAGCTTATGATATGGATATTGAAAAAGCAGAAGCTATATTAAGAGTTGAAGTTGGCACAGCAGTCTCTAAACTAAGTTCTAAAGAGTTAAAAAGAGATATATTAGTTTTTGCAAAAAGAAATCCAAGACTATTAATAGAATTATCTCAAGATGAAAATGTAGAGCTAAGAAACTTTGCTATAAAAGCTGTAGAAGCTAGAATAATAACTTTAGCTGATGATCAACGAACTTTTAAATGGGCAAGTAATGGTAAAAAATTAATGACCGTACCTTTTGAAGAAAATACTTACTCAGCTATAGCTGCGTGGTTTAAAACAGATGAAGGACTTGAAGTTTATAAGTCTATACAGAAAAAGTTAAGATAACAAGTGATTATAAATTAGGGTGGTATTTCGCCACCCTTTTTTTTTAAAAATATTAAAATGGCAATAAACGTAAACACTGTATATACAACTGTACTAAGTATTTTAAATAAAGAGCAAAGAGGATATATAACGCCTGATGAGTTCAATAAGCTAGGCACTCAAGTACAATTAGAAATCTTTGAAAAGTTTTTTGAAGATTATAACCAGTACATACGTATGCCAAAAACAGATGTAGAGTTTGCATCAAGAATGGATCATATACGTGAAGAATTTCAAGTATTTGAAAAAAGTGAGTCAGCTTATAATCCTGCTGCTCAAACAAATAATATTTATACTCAACCTCAAGATCTACATAGATTTGGTTCAGTAAATTACAATAAAGGAATAAACTCTCCTGAAATAGAAATAGTAAGTGCTAGAGAATACACACAGCAAATACTTTCTCCTTTGACACAACCGTCGTCAAATTTTCCTATAGCTAAATACAAAGAAGATAAGATTACTGTATATCCTACAGTTACCAACGCTTATGCTACAACTGATGTAACTTTTAATTATATTAAAAAACCATCAGACGTGAGATGGGGTTATACTATTGGAAGTTTAGGACAATATATTTATGATTCTAGAGTTTATGATGCTACTGCTGTAGCTTTAGGTAGTTTAACTTCTTCTACAAATTTTGGCGGGTTTGAAGCTAGCTCTGGAACATATCCGTTAGTTCAAGGAGCGCTTGGAACTAATTTTACTACTAGTGGGTCAGGTACAGGTTTAGAAATTTCAGTTAATATTATAGGCACTAACCCTGTTGTTTTATCAAGTGCTACTGCTTCTATTACTGTAACTGCTTCTGGAAATGGGTATGCTGTAAACGATACTATAACAATACCCTCTACAGCTATTACTGGGCTAACAGGTCCTATTGTTATAACTTTAACTGCTGCTAATTTAATGGGAGCAACAGGTCAAGGTTCTATAGACTTCGAGTTAAGCAGCGCTCAACAAACAGAATCAGTTTTAAATATTTTAATGTACTCTGGTATAATAATAAGAGAAACTCAAATAAGTCAAATGGCTGCTAGTATGGCAAAACAAGAAGAAGACAATTCAAAAAGATAATAAAAAATGGGATTAATAAAAGAAACAAATGCTCAGTACTATTCTGGAGAAGACTTCGTAACCTCTACAGGTCAAACAACTATTACTTCCCCTTTTAACGTGCCTTTAAACGATGCTGGTGGAGGTAATCCTGCTTCTATAGCTAATTACGTAGTAGCCGTTAATAGTGCTTTAAATCCTAATACTTACACTGATTTAACTATTGGAACATATAGTGTATTTCAAAATACAATAACTATACCTGCTCAAGCTGTTGGCTTAATAATTAGAGTTAGATTAATACAACAAAGCATATGGGACAATTATAATAGCTATGCATATTTAAGTCTTAAAGATGTAGTAAACAATTTCATGGTAGGTTATGTTGGGTTAGATAAGGTAATACCTAGAGTAAAAAGATCTGACGTTATATTCCACGCGAAAAGAGGTTTACAAGAATTTAGTTATGATACGTTAAAATCTGTTAATCAATTAGAACTATCTATACCTCCTAGCTTATCTTTAGCTATACCTCAAGACTATGTTAATTATGTTCAGTTGTCATGGGTTGATACTTCTGGAGTTAAGCATATAATATATCCTACTAGATTAACAAGTAATCCTACACCTTTATTACAAGATAGCGAAGGCGTTCCAGTTCAAGGTAATTGGGGTGAAAATCTTGAGCCAGTTCAATCTGAAACAGATATTAGATGGGCTTCTAATAACAATTTAAACATTACAGGTCAAATAACCAATAGTCAAATAACTAATTATGCTAATGTTTATAACTGGTCATGGTGGAAGACAGCTTATGGGCAGAGATATGGTTTGGAACCTGAGACCTCTCAAAAAAATGGATGGTTTACTATAAATGAAAGAGAAGGGAAATTTAGTTTTTCAAGTGATTTAGCTAATCAAATAATAATACTAGAATATGTTTCTGATGGATTAGCTTATGATATGGACAGCAAGATACCTAAGATGGCAGAAGAAGCTTTGTACATGCACATAGCTTATTCAATACTAGCTGGTAGAGCTAATGTTCAAGAATATATAGTACAAAGATTTAAAAAAGACAGACGTGCTCAACTTAGAAATGCTAAAATAAGATTAAATAACATTAAAATAGAAGAGTTTACACAAGTGATGAGAGGTAAATCTAAATGGATTAAACATTAATAATATGGGTAACGTACAAAACACTTTCATCAAATCTAAGATGAACAAAGACTTAGATGATAGATTGTTAAGTAAAGGTGAATATAGAAATGCTGAAAATGTTAGTGTTAGCCGATCTGAATCAGCTGACGTAGGTGCTTTAGAAAATGTTTTAGGAAATTTAAACATAAATACATTTACTAGTGAACCTGGTGTAGTAGCTATTGGTAGCTACATGGATGAGTCTACCGATATGATATATGTTTTTCTTACAAATTATTCTGACACATCTAATGACTCTTTATCTAATACAGCTCCTAAATCAGCGTATTGTAGTATATGCATGTACAATGTTAACTCTAGTACATCACAAACATTAGTTAAAGGAAGTTTCTTAAATTTTTCTACTACACATAGCATGTATGGTATAAACGTTATAGAACAACTATTATTTTGGACTGATAATAGAAATCAACCTAGAAAAATAAATGTTAATTTAGCTTCTAGCGCTGATGCTACATCACCATACCCTCATTATTACAATGAAGAACAAATATCTTTAGCAAAGTATTATCCCTATAATGTTCCTACTTTATGGGATAAGATTGACAATATTACTTGCTCCTCAACTGCTGGTGGCGTAGTTACATTATCTGTCGCGAGTTCTGTCATAAAAGAAGGTATGTATATTAAGTTGAGTGGCAATAATTCCGCTGGAGATCCTCAGTCACAAAATATACGTGTAAGTGAAGTATTAGGATCACTACCTACAACGGATTTGATTGTTCAATCTACAGTTGCAGCTGATTTAATTTGGAGTAGTCAAGACGTAACTATTTACTATCCTACTAGCAAAAATAAAGCTACAGAATTTCTAGCTCCATCTACCTATGGAATGCTAACCAATAATGTTAGTTCAGGAACAACTGGTCCATTAAACATTACGCTACCCGTGTCTTCAGCTGGATTAGCTAATATTGAACCAAAAGTTGGGTGGAATATAATATCAGATACACTACAAGAGGATACAAAGATTCAATCTATTGATCCTTCATCCGTTTTTCCTAATTTAATAATAACACTATCAAAAGCGTCAGTAAATAATTCTGTTGGTAGAGATCAGTATTTATTTGCTTCTCCAAATCCTAACTATGATTCCGAATGGGCAGGTGATGAAGATTTTTTGTCAGATAAGTTTGTTAGATTTGCTTATAGATATAAATTTGAAGATGGAGAATATTCTTTAATATCACCTTATACTCAACCTGCTTTTATACCTAAGCAAGATGGATATATAACTTCTTTACCTGGTAATTTTGAAAATGTACTAACTGCTTCACCAATTGGTAGTTTACAAAGATTGAGTCTATTATTGTCTCAAGAAGAACAAATTGGTAATTCTACTATTATAGATTTTTTTGAAAACAAAGTACAAAATGTATCTTTAAATATAGAAACACCTTATGCTGTAAACACTTTAGCTAATGCTTTAAAAGTTTCTGATATTGAGATTTTATATAAAGAATCTGATGCTTTAGCTGTAAAAGTTTTAGATACTATTCCAGTAACTGATCTATCTATTACTAGTAATTCTACGACTAACTACTTATACAACTACGAGTCTAGAAAACCTATAAAAACATTAACAGAAGCTGACACAGTTAGAGTTTATGATAAAATACCAGTACGTTCTAAAACACAATCAGTAACTGGAAATAGAGTCGTATTAGGAAACTTTAGAGATAAACACTCTTCTCCTAGTACTTTAGATTTTTATGTAGGTGTATCTCCTAAGCTACAACCTTTTGAATCTAATACAAGTTATTCGTCTGTAGCATATCCTAACCATACACTAAAGCAAAACAGATCTTATCAAATAGGTATAGTTTTACAAGACAAATACGGAAGATCATCCGATGTTATATTGTCCTCTGCAACTGATGAAAGAGTTGAATTTCCAGCTAGCTCAAATCAATACTATGGAGGTTCTACCGTGTATGCTCCATATAAAAGTATATATTCTAATCCTGCGTGGAGTGATAATGACTTATGGAATTGGTTTGGTGATAGTTTAAAAGTTTTAATTCAAAACCCTATACCAAGTGTAATATCTAATGTTCCTGGATATCCTGGATTATATAAAAGTGGTGAAATAGACTCAGTAGCGAGTAATCCAACTGGACCACCGGTATTAGATGAGTTTATATTAGCTGGTGATTGGGACTCTGATATAGAAGTAGGTGATATAGTTGAAGGAATAGATAGCTCTTCAGACGCGTTTTCTGTAAGTATAATAGCAATAGATATACCTAATAAAACTATTACGTTATCTGAAGATGTAACAATAAGCGCTTCTACTTCTATAAAAATATACGGTAGATCAAATGAGACAGGATATTACTCTTATAAAGTAGTAGTTAAACAAACTTCACAAGATTATTACAATGTTTATTGTCCAGCTCCTTTAGCTGGATCACCTAACATAGAAACAGATCAAACAGAAAAAACTATTATTACATTACTAGCTGACAACATAAATAAAGTTCCTGCAGACTTAGCTAAAGTATCTCCAGTTCAAACACAGTTTAGAACCAGCGATGAGGTTCTTTTTCCACGAATAGCTGGTTTAAAAGATAATAATTTTAGTCGTCAATACTATTTAGGCACTAAGTTCTTCCCTGTTAATACTATAGGTAAAATGACTGATGTTGGTATTGAGATAGATATAAATGCGCCTGCATCTACACCTGGTATATATACTCCTAATAGTAATCCTTCATTAGGTATTTTAAATACTACTGGAACTACTTACGGCAATTTATATGGAAGTAATATTTGGGGACATAGTTTATTTGGGTCATTTACGCCGTCTCCAGGACCAACATTTTATTATTACTTGTCTGATCCAAGACCAGTGTGGGAAGTACAAACTAGTTCTGGAACTATAGAAAATGATTCTCCTGTAGATTGGAGTGCAGTGCAAGATACGTTTCCTATTACTGGTGTAGGTTTTGGCATGACAGTTCAAGTTTTATCTAATAGTACAGCTGAGGATAGAGATGATTTAGACGAACTTACAATAAGAGTAGTAAACGGTGGGAGTGGATATTTACCAGGAGACAAAATTAAAATAGCTAAACAACCAAATACAGTTGGTTCTTTTGGATGTTCATGGTCAGAACCTTTTATTATAACAATAGCTCCAGACGATATAAATATACCACAAGAAGGAAGACCTTTAGGCGTATTAGAGGTTAAGCCAAAAGAGTCAGCTTTAGATATATATTGGGAGACTTCTACAATGGGATTAATATCTACTTTAAATAAAGATATTCAAGAAGCAAACGCTCCTTATCAACCTACAGATTTAGACTTTGTAGCTTTAGGTCCAAAAGGAGGTATATTTAAATATGAAGAAAACGATGTTGTTAATACTACTATTTCTCAGTTCAAAATTAATAGACAAGATGGAACTCAATTAGTTTCTGCCACTGCTAGCTTAACTAGAGTTTTAGATGGTAATGGAACCAATGTAACTAATAATTTTGCCTTAAATACTGGTGGAGGTGGGACTTTTTCTTTATCTAACAGTGTACCTAATTACTTTAAGCAAGATCTTCCTTCTAATTCTTATAGTTTTACAATAGATGTAGTTAATACTGTTTCCGGATTACCTTATAGTAATACTTTTTTAATAGATGGTTCTTTAACAAACATTACCCCATCTTTTACGGTTTGTCCAGCACCTGTTACTTCAACAACCGATAATAATTATGTATTCACTCTTAAAGCTGTAAATGGAGCAGCTGGTGATCAAGCTTCTAAACAATTGCAATGGAGTCAAAGTGACACAAATAATAATTGGATATTCTTAGATCCTATATCCGGAGCTGAGGCTAGTACTGGTTTATTTAATCAACAAAGAATACAATTAAACAACGTAGCAGATGGCACATATGTTAATAGTATAACTGTAACCGACGCTAGTGGTAATGGTTTAGTTAGTGCTTCTTGTGATTTAACTATAACAGTTCAAACTACATTTGCTAGTTAAATATGTATAAATACAAGTGATTATAAATTATGGCAATATTATTAGAAGTAGATTATTTTAATTCTTACTGGGTAAAGAAACTTACAGGCAATGGAGTAGCATACGCTGGCTCTAACAAACCTGTTGATCTTCCAGATGTAATGGCTATAAATCCAGGTGTAGCATATCCTGGTATAACTAAGTCATCTGAAAAGAATTTTTACATAGAAGAAGGAAGAATAAAGGGAGGTTACAATAACTTAGCCACAGATTATGGTGTTAAAGCTTATTTAAACGAGCCAGAACCTATACAACAACATAGGTTTAATTCTTTAATATATTCCGGTGTATATAATTCTAGAACAGGAGTTAATAATACTAATGTGTTTTCAGTGGCTGATGATTTGATAAGATCAGCGGATCCTGTTAATGGACCTATTCAAAAGACATATGCTGAAGACACTAACTTAATAGTACTTCAAAGAGATAAATGTAGTAGAGCATTAATAGATAAAGATACTATATACACAACTGAAGGTGGTACTCAAACTCAAGCCGCTAATAAAGTAATAGGACAAATAGTTCCTTACACTGGAGAGTACGGTATTAGCAATAATCCAGAATCTTTTGCTGTATATGGTTATAGAAAGTATTTTACTGATAAAGACCGTAATGCTGTAATGAGGTTGTCTAATGATGGTTTAACCGAAATTAGTGCGTATGGTATGACTGATTACTTTAGAGATGAGTTTGCTACGATAAGTGATGTAGGTATAGATTATAATGTAGACGCTAGCTTATCTGCAAATTCTTCAAGTACTAACACTACTTTTAAAATCGAAACTTCTACTTTAACTGGAGTAATAACTCCTGGAATGTCATGTTCTTATAGTGTTAATAATGGAAGTACTTGGGTTAATACAGGTGGTTTTGTAGTAAAAACATTAATAGACGGAACGGATACAATAGTTTATTTGTCAGAATTATTTGTGACAATAAGTGTTCCAACACCTCCAACTACAAACAATAACTTAATAAGATTTTATTATTCTACAACAGGTAAAATGATAGGCGGATGGGATATACATAATAAAAACTATGTATTGTCTATGCAAACAAATCCTTCATCTATAAGTACTTCAGTTGATACATATAATACTTTGTGTTTTGACGAGCAAATAAACGGCTGGGTAAGCTTTTACACTTATAAACCTACTCTAATGGGTAGTTTAAGAAATAAGTTTTATTCTTTAGATAACTCTCAGTTGTATCAACATTACGACGATACTGTTCAAAATAATAGAGGATTGTTTTATGGAGTTAGAAACCCATCTAATGTAACTTTTGTTTTTAATCCAAACCCTTCTAATGTTAAAGTATTTAAGACAATATCTTATGAAGGAAGTAATGGATGGGAAGTTAATTCGTTTGTGTCTGGACTGGAACAACCAAACCCAAGCACTAGTAATCCAGGCTCTTATATATCTAATCAGGATACTTCTAACAAAGTATATAGCTACGAAGAAGGTTTATATACTGACTCAGTAACTGGACAGCCTCAGCGCGCAGGATTTGACAGGAAAGAAAACAGATATGTTGCTAACTTAGTTTCTAGTTCTATAGCTAGAGCAGGTGAAGTAAGATTTGGATCTGACATGACGGGTATAAAAGGATATTTTGCTACAGTGACTATTGAAACAGATAACAGTACTCAATTAGGTGGAGCTAAAGAACTATGGGCAGTTTCATCAGACTTTGCTCAATCATCATAATAAAATTAAATGAAAAGTAAAACATCTAACGAATTAAAAAAAATTATTTCAGGAGCAGGTGTATTAAGTAAAAAAGACTTTAGAAGTAAAATGATAAAATTTCAAGATCAGTTTGCTAATCATGAGTTTTCAGTAATAAGAAAGTCTTTTGCCGAAGGAGATGATTTAGATTCGTTTGAAGGCGGAAGTTTAGAGCATGAGTTCGGAGATGGCACATATATTAGAAAAATAACAATGCCTAAAGGAACTATGCACCTGAGCGCTATTCATTTAGTTACTCATCCTTTTTTTGTAATGGAAGGAAAAGCAACAGTTATTTCTGATGAAGGTGTTTTTGAAATTGAAGCACCGTACCATGGTATGACAAAGCCTGGTACTCAAAGAATTTTGTATATAAAAGAAACTATGGTATGGATAACAGTACATCCTACTAATAAGAAAGATGTAGAACAAGTGGTTGATGATGTAATAGCGAAAGACTATAATCACCCAAAATTAAAACTAAAATAATATGGCATTTGGTATAGGCGCAATCACAGCCGCTGTTATAGCAGCTCCAGCAGTTATAGGAGCAATAGACGCAGGCGTAAAAAAACATAAATCTAACAAAGAAGCTGACGAAGCTGCTGATGCATTAGATCAAATAAACTCTTTAAAAGAAAGTAGACAAGACGTGATAGATAAATCTGATGACATCAGAGCTCTAAAAGCTCAAGTAAGTAATCCTTATGCTAATCTAACCGTTGCTACTCAAGCCGCTGAAATGCAAGCAGAGCAAACTGACATGGCGCTAGCAAATAGTTTAGACGCAATGATGAGTTCAGGTGCTTCTGCAGGTGGCGCAACTGCTTTAGCTAGAGCAGCAATGCAAAGTAAAAAAGGTATAGCAGCAAGTATAGAAGCTCAAGAGTCTGCTAATATTATGAAAGCAGCAGAAGGTGAAGAAAAAGCAGCAGCTGAAAGAATGGCGTTGGAAAAAGGAGCTTTATCTGAAGAAGTCAATGTATATAATAGACAAGAGCAGAGAGATTTAGACGAGTTAGCTAGATTAGAAGAAAAAGAAGATTATCATACTATGAGAGGAGATAACTTAAGTGACGCATCTACAGAGGCTTTTATGTCTGGTTTGTCAGGTAGTGCTCAAATTGCTGCAGATGCATATTTGTGAGAAAATCAAACAAAAAATAAATAAATAAAAATAAGATGGCATTAACAGCAACAGGAGGTAATTTAATAGCGGCATCACAAGCTAGAACATCTAAATTAGTAAGTGGTATTACTGGTACAATAAATAGATTAGCACAAGAGCAAAAAGCAGAAAACGAAGCACAAAATAGATTAACACGTGAAGCTAATGCATATACAGCTAATTTTGTTGAAGTATACTCTAAATCAGAAAAATCTTCTAATGTACAGTTTAATGAAGGAGCTAGAAAATGGGTTACCCAAGCAGCATCAAAGCAAAACAAAATGTATATGGAAGCTTATGGGCCAAATGGCACACCAGAGCTTAGAGATGCTTTAAGACTTCAACAACTTATGGACAATCAAGCATTGACCGACATGGGTGTTTTGATGGTTAAAGGTAATGAAATGAACAAGAAAATTGAAGCAAATAGAATCGGTGTTAATAAACAGGTTGAGTTAGGTAGATTTGTAAGAGGTTCTTCTACAGATTATTTAAACACTTTTCAAGGCTTGAGCATGAACCAATTTAACGAAGATGGAGTAAATTTTAAAACAGATGAAAATGGCCAGATTAGTCTTGTTGGAAAGTTAAAGAATGGGCAAGATATTAATAGAAACATAACAGCTGATGCAGCCGCTACTTCTAATGGTATCGAAGAAATAGAATCTATAGGTGAAGATGATTTAATAGAAAAAACACTTGGTGACAAATGGAATAATGACAAAACTGGATTAAAAAAACATTTTCTAGGCCAAACTAAAGACTTTACCACATATAGTAAAGATGGTTTAACAAAAACAACTACAACAAGAAGTGTTTACGATGCTGAAAGTATTAAAAAGTCTTTATTAACTGACTATAAATCTAAACTAAATGCAGACATAAGAAATTCTGGATTTGGTAAAACTTGGGATCAATTATACAGAGGCGGCTATATAAAAGATGAAGATGGAAATCAAATGATTGAAGGAGATTTAGCTTGGAAAACCATAAAAGATATAAATCAAGGGATATACAACAAGGCTGCTGACACGAATGACGATAATGAAATATCTGATGAAGAGCTTAAGGAATTCAAAGAAAGAACAGAAAATGCTGCTAGAAGAGGTTTAGCTAACTATTATTCAGAGATGCTAGCTCCTCAAAATGATGAAAACTTAGATACTAAAACTATTAAGATGCATAGTCTTAGCCAATACACTAACCAACAGAAACAAGCATTTGAAGAAGACAAAGATTCGTACTATAAATTTACAGAAGACATTGACAAGAAGAACTACAAAGGCGATCCTGCAGGAATAGTTAAAGTATTAAACGAGACTAGAACTGCTGCTCAAAGATCAAAAGATAATCCAACACAGAATCAAAAATACATGACTGGAAAAGAGTATAATGAAGCTAATCCACCTGAAGGTATGTTTGAGGATGGTTTACCTGAGGGCAGTATAATAAAAATTATTGGTGGCACTCAACCTGTTATTGTTATGACAGCAGACGAGGTTAAAACATCAAACCAAGCAGAACTTAATAACTTAATATTTGACGTTAGTGGATATGATGGAGCAGCTAAAGGTTATTTTAACATACTTGATCAAAGTATACAAGATGAAACCCGCACGTTCGACACACAAAAAGCGGCAGAAGAAGCTTATGGTGTTGGAAATGTTATAAAAATTAATGGAATCTTTAGAAAAAATAAATAAAATATAATGGAAGAAATATACTTGATCGACGGTATAGAAAACACTTTAGCTGAAATGCAAGCAGCAGCAGCAGCTTCTCGAATGGAACTTACTGATTATATAGCCGCTACTGGTGCTGTTAAAAAGCAAGCAGAAGAAGAAGTGGAAAAGCAAGAAGCTACAGCGGTGGATGCTGCGGAAGTTGTAGCGGAAGATGTAGCAGTAGAAGAGAGTACGGATTTAGAGTCGGTAGATACTTCATTGGATTCTCCATATCTTAGTGCCGGAAATGTAGGTAAATTTTTAGGTTATAGAAATTCATTCAATCCAACCAGTTCTTTAGAAGAGTTAGCACAATCAAGCATTGAGCAAGAAGAGGAAGAAGATTTTATTTTAAACCCTGATTTAGATTATCAAACAGGTAAAGATGAATATGGTAGAGAACGTGATGGATCTATAGAAGATGCATTAGACGATGCTAATCCTGGAAGCTATGGTGTTACAGGACAAGATGTTGTAGATAATTACGTTCGTAATCAAAAAACAATTCAAAAGGATAGAGAAAGAATAGAACAAGAAGCTAAAGATTTAGAGAAAAGAAGAAATAAGCTTGAGTTAGCAGAAAAATATGCTGGATTTCCAACTCATAGAGAATTTTGGACGAACAATGAAAAGCAACAAAGAAACGAGGATGAAAGAATAGCCTATGAAAAAGCTTATGAAGAAAATCAATTAGAACTTGAAGCTTTAGTTGATGAAGAGTCTAGATTTTATAGGTATAAAAGTAAAGAAGCTTATAATGAGGAAATAGCTGCAAATCCTTTATTAAATTCTAAGTTAACAGTAGACGAACAAGTTGCAGCATACCAAAATGATTTAAATGCTGTTAGAGATTTAAACACTACTGATGAGGAAAAAGCAAGATTAATGCTTCAGCTACCGGTTCCTAGGTTAGTAAACATAAAATATGATTCTAAAAGTCAAACAACTAATGTTATTCCTAAACCAGAAATAGTTAATAAAGTTCAATCTAAACTTGGTACTATAACTAATACAGATAATGAAAAAACTATACAAGTAAAAGTAGACAAAGCTGTTAAAGAGTTAATGAACGAAAATCCTATTGTAACATTGACTAGAAAAACTATTGCTGCTAAATATGAAAAAAGAATTGCTGTTGAACAAAAAAGATTAGAAGATTTACCTATTACAAACGAAGAAAGAACAAAACTTCAAGCTGAGTTTAATAGCAAAATGAATACTGAATATGCTAAGGAAATAAACTCTAATCAAAACATTAATGATTTTTTTGAAGACTATACTTTAATAGCCAGCGATGCTGCCGCTAAAAATAATAAGGAATGGAAAAGAGCCAATAATGTAATACTAGCTGGTGTTGATTTTGCAAGATACAAAACAAGTGGTGTTCCAATAGTGGCTGGTGCTGTAGATTTTGGAACAAGTATAATTGAGGGAGTATACAAAGCTTTAGGAATTAATGCTCCTATTACTGCTAATCAAATAACTATATCAAGTAGTCAGTTAGGTGCAGAGAGAACAGCTGGTGAAATAGCTATGGCTTCAAGACTTAATCCTAAAGACATTCTTAATGTTAAAGTAAGTGGTTTTTATGGTGAAGAAGTTATTGGTGATATTAAAAGTGTAGATACTCCTAATGGACCAAAAGGTTTTGATGTTTTAGACGAAAGAGGTAAATCAAGAAATACTGCTGATTACAGAGGAAAGACTAAAAAAATGACTGTAGCTGAGTATTTAAAATATAAAGAAAGCCAAGCTGCGGGATATAAAAAAGATATAATAACTGATATAGAAGATATAGAAGGTTATGATAAATATGCTGAAATATTTCAACAAGTAGACTGGGATGAAGGTATAACTTTTGCAAATGCTGGTATGGCGGTAGGAGAAACCCTTCCACAGATGGGTGTTACTATGGCTGGTGCTGTAACTGGAAATCCTGTGCTAGTTGCTCTTGGAACCGCAACTATGTTTGCTCAAGAATATGGTTCGATGTATTACGATACTTTGCTAACTGGTTTGAGAGAAGATTTAGACAGAGAACCTACTACTGAAGAAATATACCAAGCGTTAGAAGAAGGTAAATATGCAGATCAATCTGAAGCTGCTGCTTTTGCAGCAATTAGTACTTCTTTAGAGCAAGCTGGTAACTTAATAGGTGTTAGTAAAGCTTTTAAAGCTTTAGGTGTAACAGAGAAAACAGGTTTAAAATCTTTATTCAGAGGTGAAATAAAAGGTTTTTTAAAGAATACTGGTAAAACAGCTTTAGTAGCTGGAGAATCTGGTTTTGTTGAAGGATTAACAGAAGGCATGCAGCAAGGTGTTTCACAGTTAGGTACTGGTTATCAATTAAAAGGTTTACCAGGCTTGTTTGATTATGGAAACTTTGATGAAATAGTTGAAGCAAGTAAAAGTGGTGCTGTTGTAGGTGTTATTATACCTAGCGCAAGAGCTTTTAGAAGACAAACTAAAGTGGAAACTAGAGCAGCTTTAACTAAAGTAGCAGTTGGGTTAGATATTAGTGGTTTAGGAGAAAATTTAAAGAAAGCAGATAAAGCTTTTAATAATGCGATTGAAGGCGTTGATCAAAAAGTAAAAGACAATGAAATAACAGAAGAACAAGGTCGTGAAGAAAAAGAAGCAATATCAGATGTAAGAAACTCTACATTAAAAATGCCTAAAGAGTTTTATAGTTTTAATGAATCACAGCGTTCTTCTTATTTAGATGCAATGATTAGAAAGCAAGAACTTGTTAGAAAAATCAAAAACCTTGATGATAGTTTTACTGAAAAAGATAATGCAGAACTAGATCAAGTAAATGAATATTTAAGAGGTTTAATTCAACGTCAAACTGGTACTGAAACTAAATCATATGAAGTTTCTGACGCTATAAAGCCCACAGAAATAGTTGAAGAAGGATCTAAAGAAGATCTAGAAGGTAAAATAGCTGCTACTGATCTAGAGTTATCAGCTATGGAGCAAGTTGAAAAAATGCGTAAAGGAGAAGGAGCTGTTGCAAAAATAGCCTCGGAAGTGGGTGATACTGAATTTAAAGCTGATGAGTCTATAGGAGAGGGAGCAGCTATGGAGGTATTTGATACAACTGAAGAGTTAGAAAGTAATTACACGACTTACGCTGAAAACCAAAAAGCTAAAGTACAAAAACAAATTGATGCTATTAAAGATCCTAATTCTAAAGAAGGTAAAGCTAAAGTACAGGAATTGCAAGATCAAATATCTCAAATAGATCAACAAGTAAGTGATATAAAACGTTCTGACGCTTTTATTTTACCTAATGGACAAATAGTAATAAATAAAGAAGTTGCCGCTAGAAAAGGTGCTATTTCGGCTGCTTCACACGAGTTGCTTCACAAAATTTTAAAATCAGAATTTAGCGATAAAACTAGAGCTGTAGAATTAGCAGATCAATTTAAAAAGACTTTAAGTAGTAAAGAGTTAAGAATAGTTCAAAGAAGAATAGACAATAATTATAGATACCAAAGGGATGAGAACGGTAATATATTGTTTGATGAGTATGGAGCTATAGAAAACGACTATAAAGACTATGCTGAAGAGTACTTAACATCGTTCTCTGATGCTATAGCTAAAAAAGAAATTAAATGGTCTGACAACCTAGGCGCGAGACTATGGGAGATGAAAGAATTTTTGCTTAGCGGTTTTAGAAAAAAAGGATACACTGATATAAAATTTCAAAACGGAAGAGATGTTTATAATTTTATAAAAGATTATCAAAAAAATATTAAGAAAGACAGAATATCTAAAAGAGCTAGATTAATGGCTGATGCAGGCAAAGGACTTGTTGCTGATACAAAGACTTCTAAGACTGATAAACCCACAGCACTGCAAGCTATTAATCAACTTGTTCCACAAGACATCAAAACTAAGGCAGATTACGATGCTTTTGTTAGTGATCGTAGAAAATTTCCAGCTTTGTTTAATGCTACATTCGACAGTCAAGAAGCACAAGCTTTTGGCATGAATATTGACCAAGATGGTGTGATAAGCAACTACGTTAAAAGTAGATCTACAGGTGATGAGTATCCTGGCGCTATACAATCAGTTAGAGATAGGTTAACTAATTTTGATCCAACTGCTAAAAGAGCTGATGGTTCGACGGTAGGTATAGAAGGTTTTGGTGAATTTATATTTGCTAATACTAACTTTGGAAAAATGGACTCTAAAAAGAAATTAGCAAAAGCTAGTGAAAAAAGAAAGTCTGAAACTGGTTTAACTGATAAAGAAGGTAAACCTTTGAATATAGCAGCTGATGATACTCCTACAACAAGAGTTGAAAGTAAAAAAGATAAAGTAACTCCAAGATCTAAAATTAAAAAAGCAGTTCCTGAATTAATAACTCAACAAGTTGAAGAAGATATAGAAGTTGCTGCGTTAGAAATATTAGAAGGTGTAAGACCAGATCCTAATTCTAAAGAGTATAGACCTTTTATTACACAAGTTCTTGAAGCTAAGCTTACTCCAAAGATGAAAAAAGCTTTTGGTACAGCTAAAGGGTATGAGTTTCTAATCAAGAAGCTAGCTCCTAAAATGAAAGAGCTTTTACCTGTTCAATACTTTGTTAAGTTAGAATCACAAGTTAAACCTGAAGATAGAGTTTTCACTAACCCACCTGTAGACTTAGGTACAAATGCTGAAATTGATGCAGCTATGGATAAAGGAACAGTATATGTAGAGAACAATGCTCAAGGTGTTAATTCTTACACATTTAAAGATTTTAACAATCAAGATCTTATAGATTTTATACTAGCTCCACCGGTTAGCCCAACGACTGGTAAGAAAAGTGGATTAAGAGGTACTAGAAAAACATCAACTGCTGCATCTACTGCTATAGAAGTAGGTAGAGATATGGTAGTATCTTTAGCTGAAGGAAGAGTTTCACCTGCTGAAAGAGCTTTACTAGCTAAAAAACTACAAAGAGATCCAAGAATTAAGTTTAGTAATACTGCTCAAAAAGAAGAATATAAAAGTCATATTAAGAAATTTGCAGATAATTTAGTAGATCAAAATTTAGGTTATAATAAAAAAGCTATTGAAAGAGCATTATATAAGACCTATATAAATGAAAACACTAGTGATGTATGGGGTAAAACTTTAGAAGATAAAGAAAGAAGTTTATCAGAGTTAGCTAGAGATCTAGTCAATCCTATTAAAAAACTTACTAAACCCAAGGGTAAAACATCTTTAAAAACATTAAAAGCTTTCCCAGACATAGGAGAATTTACTGTAGAAGAATTAACACAAAAAGAATTAGCCACAAACTTAATTAAAGCTTTAGACTTAGATATAAAAAACTTTGGAATTGCATTTGAAGATCCAGCAAATGTAACATTTCAAAGACAACTAGAAGCTGATTATATAAATAGCTTAGTTGAAAGTAAAGGTAAAGAGGAAGCAGTGAGAATAGCTCTTACTATACTTAAAGGTCATAATGCAACTGCTTCTAAAATAGGAGCTAGTAACTTAGGTGTTTTAGAACCAGGAGGGCAACGATACCAAGTTTTTGAAGGTATGGAGGATTATGTAAACTCTGTTATTAATACAATACCTAAAGTTAGAGTTAAGACAGGTAAAACTAAAGATGGAAAAACAACTATAGAGTCTATAACTATAGATGGCAAACCTATTGATAAATACCCAAGTAGACAAGCTCAAAAGTCTAAGAGTAAAAAACATTTTCAAGAAACTTTTGAAAAGAGAAAAGAAGAATCTGATGAAGTTTGGGAACTTTTATTAGATTATATTGATTTCATGAAAGCAAACGGAAATAACTTGAGTTTTGGAATGACTATGATGTCATTAAAAAGTAGTATGGATAGCATGCTTAAAGCTGCTGCTTTAGCTAAATACTATTATGTAGGGCCCAATATGAAAGCTAGTGAACTTAGATATGAACACATGATACCTACGGAATATGTAGCTTTAAAACTAACTCAACATTTTTTAGGTAAAAAAATAGATTTAAAAGCTTTAAAAGATAGATACAATGTAGCTGTTATTCCTAAAATAATGGATGATAATATTAACGTTCAACTTCAAGCCGTGATGCCATCGTACTGGAACGAAACTATGTCAGAAACTGAGCGCTACTTTAGCGAGCTTACGTTAGGTTATCCTAATATGTACGCTTTAGAAGTTATTGGTGGTGAAAATAAAGGAGATATAATAGGTGAAGATTTTTTAAAGCTAAATGATGCTAAATTAAAAGCTAAAGTAAAAGTTAATATACCAATAATTGACGATGCTAAAGTAATGAATACTAAAAATTCATACAGCATGTCATCAGAAGATGTTCTTAATAAAGCTGCTAGTTTAGATGAAGCTTTACGTAATGCTCGTAATCCTAATGCTCCAGTTAAAAAGATTAGAGTATTTGACTTTGATGACACATTGGCTAGAACTAAAAGCAACGTACTATATACAATGCCTGACGGTACTAAAGGTAAATTAACCGCTGAAGAGTTTGCTAAAAAAGGAGATGCTATGTTAGCTGAAGGAGCTGTATGGGATTTTTCAGAGTTTAACAAAGTAATGGATGGTAAAAAAGGTCCATTATTTGAAGTAGCTAAGAAAATACAAGATACTAGAGGAACAGAAGATTTGTTTGTACTAACAGCTCGTGCTCAAGAAGCTTCACCAGCTATTAAAGAATTTTTAGATGCTATTGGTTTAAATATACCACTTAAGAATATATCTGGCTTAGGTGATAGCTCTCCATTTGCTAAATCAAACTGGATAGTTGATAAAGCAGCAGAAGGTTACAATGACTTTTATTTTGCTGATGATGCAACACAGAATGTTAAAGCAGTAAGAGATGCATTAGAAGTATTAGATGTTAAATCTAAAACTCAACAAGCTAAGATTAAGTTTAGTATGTCAATGAGCGAAGAGTTTAACGTTATAATAGAACAGTCTAAAGGAATAGATAGGTTTAAAGTATATTCAGACGTTAAAGCTCAGTTGATTGGAGCTAGAAAAGGTAAGTTTAAGTTTTTTATACCACCATCAGCTGAAGATTTTCAAGGTTTATTATACGCTACATTAGGTAAGGGTAAACAAGGTATGGAACAAATGAAGTTCTACGACAAAGCTTTATTAAAACCTTATTCTCAAGCTATGGAAAACTTGTCTACTGATAGAGTTAATTTAATGGCTGATTTCAAAGCTCTTAAAAAAGAATTAGATGTTCCTAAAGACTTACGTAAAACTACTGAATCAGGATTTACTAACGAACAAGCAGTAAGAGTTTATTTATGGGCTAAGACTGGTCAAGAAATACCTGGTTTATCTAAAAAAGATTTTAAAGAACTAAATGACTTAATAGAAAACGATCCTAAGCTTAAGACGTTTGCTGAGCAAATACTATCTATAACTAAAGGAGATGGTTATTCCACACCTAAAGCTGATTGGGCTGTAGGAACTGTTACAACTGATTTAATAGAAGTTTTAAATACTACTAAGCGTGGTAAATATTTAGAAACATGGCAAGCTAATGTAGAAGCTATATTTTCTAAAGAAAACATGAATAAATTAGAAGCTGCTTTAGGAACTAAATATGTAGATGCTTTACGTAATAGTTTAGCTAGAATGAAGTCTGGTAGAAACAGGATTGAAGGGGGTAACAAACTAAGTAATCAAGTATTAAATTATATTAATCAATCCACTGGTGTTACAATGTTTTTTAATACTAGATCAGCATTGCTACAAACTATATCTGCTGCTAACTTTGTTAACTGGAGTTTTAATAATCCATATCGTGCTGGTAAAGCTTTTGCTAATCAACCTCAATATTGGAAAGATTTTACTATGTTAATGAACTCTGACTATCTTATGGATAGACGTAATGGTTTAAAGTTAAATATATCTGAGTCTGAAATTGCAGATGCAGCTAAAACTTCTAAGAATAAAGCTAAGTCGGTTTTAAATTACATATTAGAAAAAGGTTATTTACCAACTAAGTATGCTGATAGTTTTGCTATAGCTTCTGGTGGTGCTATGTTTTATAGGAATAGAATAAACGACTTGATAAAGAATGAAGGTAAATCTATAGAAGAAGCTGAAGCTCAGGCTATGGAAGAGTTTAGAACTGTATCAGAAACATCTCAACAGTCTTCTGATCCGAGTAAGATATCACAACAACAATCTGGTGATATGGGTAGAATTATATTACAGTATGTTAATACTCCTATGCAATACGCTAGGATACAAAAGCGTGATATACAAGATATGATTAATAGAAGACCTATGCCGGGTAAAACTTTAGCAGAAAGTAATAGAACTAGATTAGCTAGAATAAGTTATTATGCCTTTGTACAAAACTTAATGTTTAATGCACTTCAACAAGCATTATTTGCTGTAGACTTTGGAGATGATGATTTAGATGAAAAGGAGCAAAGAACAATGGTTAATACAGCTAACGGAATGCTAGACTCGTTTCTTAGAGGATTAGGATTTGCTGGAGTCACTGTTCAAGTACTTAAAAATTTAGGTATAGACATATACGACAGGAGTCAAAAATCAAGACCAGAATATAGTGATGCTTGGATTAAGCTATTAGAATTTTCTCCTGCTATTAAAACTAAGCTGTCTAAGCTTAAAGGTGCTGCATACCCATTTGATTCTAAAAAACGAAGACAAGAAGTATTTGATAAAGGTTTTAGCTTGGATAACCCAGCATATGAGTCTGCTGCTAAAGTTATATCAGCCACTACTAATATACCAATAGATAGACTTTATAATAAGATAAACAATATAAGTGCTGCGTTAGCAGAAGATACAGAAGCTTGGCAGTCTGTAGCTATGATGTTAGGTTGGCCAGAATGGCAAATAAAACCTCCACCACCTAAAGTTAAACGAAAAGCCAAGGCGAAATCTAAATACAAAAAAGTTATTTAATAGGAACAATAAAAATGGGCACCATACCCAACGTTCCTGTAACCAAAAAAGGGGATCTCAAAACGAGGTCCCCTTTTTATTTAACATTAAGATAATGTAAGATGTAGTAATTAGTTGACTAGCTGTGTAATTGTAGCTTAAACTAAACTAAAACTATGAAAAAATTATTACTTACTATTATCGCATTATTTATATTTAACTCTTGCGTAGCTGTTGAACCTTGCTTTTTTAGCGATGATTTTCAATACGCTAATTACCAAAGTTCTATTGATACTACATTTAATTACTTAGAAGATATAGATATTTTAATATCGTGTGGTGCAGGTTCTTGCCCGCCAAAATAAGGATACAACTGATATCTTCTATATTCTCGTGGACAGTTTCTAGGTACATGTACATAAGTTCCGTCTACAGATAATTTATAATCCCAAGTGGATATTGTAAGCTCATAATAATGAGACTCTTCTAAAGTTACTCTTTTGATTAAATCAAAACTAAACTCTCCTAGCTCATGTTTAAACCAGTGTATTTCTAAACTGTCGTTTAACCATCTCCAGCCAAATCGTATAGAATTATCCATATGATTACTTCCGCAATCACTCCATCCTATTAATTTATTAATGTCTAATTGATTAAGGCTATCCACAGTTTTGTAGATAGCACTTGAATCAAATTCAATGTTCCAACCGAACACTGTGTCTTTACTATAGTTTAAAGCATATGTCGACCTATGTCTTCCTTTCTTTATAGTAAATACTTTTTCTTTACTTGTTATTTTATTACAGCTAGTTAATTTCACAAGCACCGCCAGCACAAGCAAGCTCACCAGAAAGATCTGTATTGTCTTCAGTTTCTGTAACATTAGTTAAATCAATTTCCGTTAATGACTTCATCATATACTCATATGTAGACTTGCTAATATCCTCGAAAGGAGCTTGAGTATAAGTACCACCATCATATGGTAAAACAGATAAACCGTTGTAGTGTTCTCTGTTATTCCACATCCATTCGCCAGCAAAGTTCCATTGCTCTGGTTTTAAGCTAACTGTAGCAGATACATTGTGAGTGTTAGATCCTTTTCTATGACCTGGCTTTACCCACTCTGTAGCAACTTTCTTTATACGTTCAAGTAATTCAAACGGTGATTCATCTCTCATAATAGCACCTTCAGGAGCTTTTTGCGGTATACTAATTACAGCAGTGTCATGAGGTCTAAAATACTCATCTTCAATAAGCTCAGGATGGTTTGTAGCTAAGTAATTATATATACTTTCGTTTTTTCCAACCCTGATCCTACGGACATAATAATCGCTGTGCCATGCGTGAATACCAGATGATGTTCCTAATGCCAGAGATGTTGTCCCAGCAGGCTTCACGGTTGTACATCTGGCTGCAGGATTGATCCCAATAAGCTTTGCAACTCTTGAGTTCTCTCTTTTAACTACATCAGCTGCTTTAGTCATATCATAACCAAGCACAACTCCTGATCCTATACCTGTCATTGATACTCCTATCAGTGCATCTTTCTCAGTCGTCTCTCTCCATACATTTCTTAAGTAATGAAAATTAGTATAGCCAGCTTGTAGTGTACCTATAAATGCAGCAGCTTTTACTCTCTTGTTTAAATCTTCTTGTGATTCAATATCAGAAGCATTTACTTCGCACAAGTTACAGAACTGATAAGGTCTTAGTGCTATCTCGCAGCAAGGATTAGTTCCCCAATCTTTATCATTGTTAAAGTAAATACCTGGTTCACCAGCATTACTAAGCTCTACACGTTTCCATAAATCCATAAAAAATTCTTTAGTTATCTTATGTCTCATTAAGCATGCTGAGTTATTAGCACGACCTCTTTGTGGATTTGTTTCCCACCAATTACCTGACTTACAAGAAATCATTTCATCATCATCAGCAGAGAATAAACTAATCAACGCTGCTCTACGTATACCACCAGCTAAGACTGCATCTGCTACGTGACAAACAATATCGTGTACTTCTATAGTGGATAATGTTTCTCCAGACTCTTTGCTATTTAATATACCTGTTATTTTAAGTATGCACTCTTTTAATGGTTGAGGACCAGGAGCTTTACCTCCTGATGTTACTAACTGTGCTCCCTTAGGTCTTATATCAGAGAAGTCAAAGTCAATTGTTGATTGTCTTTTATCTCCCATATAAGACTTCATAAGAACTTTTATAGCGTCTGCCCAACCTTCTATGGAGTCTCCAACTAAAAATCTTCTAGTTCTTTTTGCATATGGTTTATTAACTGGTTCTAAGTTTTGTACGTGATGTTTCTGTACAGAGTAACCTACACC